CCTATCCCCTGTGTGCCTTGGCAGTCTCAGCCTCTCTATGGGCAGTCGGTGATCGGCCACGCGCCATGGATGACACAAAACGAAGTGCGCGAGCTGCAAGACTTGGCCCGCTCCACTGACAAGGGCGCCGACGAGTTGCGGCGCCGCCAACCAAGGAAAAAAAGCCAATGAGCCTGCTGCAACTGCCTAAAATCAACGCCGCGCATGGTCTGAGCGCCATCCAGTTCGACATGCGCCCTGACGCGCTGGAGCGCTGGGAGCCGGGCATCCGTGCAGCGGCCGACGACGATGGTCCCACCATTTCGATCTATGACCGCATCGGCGATTCTTACGACGGCGAGGGCGTGACCACCAAGCGTATATCCGCCGCACTGCGCAACATCGGCGCGCGCGACGTGACGGTCAACGTCAATTCGCCCGGCGGCGACTTCTTCCAGGGCGTGGCCATCTACAACCTGCTGCGCGAGCACAAGGCCAAGGTCACCGTCAAGGTGATGGGCATCGCCGCCTCGGCCGCGTCCGTGATCGCCATGGCCGGTGATGAAATCCTGATGGGCGACGGCGCCTTCCTGATGATCCACAACGCCTGGGCCATGGCGATCGGCAACCGCCACGACATGATCAAGGCATCCGAGCAGCTGGCGCCGTTCGATGCGGCCATGGCCTCGGTCTACGCCGCCCGGTCCGGGCTGAGCGTGGCCGAGGCGGCCGCCATGATGGACAAGGAAAGCTGGTTGGGCGCGACGCAAGCCGTCGAGCAGGGCTTCGCCAGCGGAATCCTGGCACGCGAGCAGATGGGTCACGACCCAGAGGCCAGCGCCGACACGAAATATCTTGCGATGGTGGAAGCGGCCATGGCCCGGGCGGGGCATTCCCGTTCGGTGCGCCGCGAAGCCATCAAGTCCCTGTTTTCTGGCACGCCGGGCGCTGCTGGAAAAATCGCCACGCCGAGCGCTGGCACCAAAGAAGTAGCAGCGTCACTGCAAACCCTGATCAACAATCTGAAAGGCAAATAATGAAAAAAGTAATGATGACCAGCATCGCCACGGCGATGATCGCCAGCGCACTGGCGGCGCACGCTGCCCAGGCCAGCCAACCCGTTCCGCGCGGCATCGTGGCCGTGCGCGCCGACGGCGACGTGAATGCGCTGATCGAAGGCGTCAACAAGGCGTTCCATGATTTCAAGGCCGAGCACACCAAGCAGCTGGACGAAATCAAAAAGGGCAATGCTGACGCGCTGCAAGCGCTGAAGGTGGACAACATCAATGCCGATATCGCCAAGCTGCAGGCGGCTGTCGACAAGGCCAACGAACAGATCGCGGCGTCCGCAATGAATGGCGGCGGCGCGGCCCTTAAGGACAAGGAATATACCAATTCTTTCCAGTCCCACATGCAACGTGGCACCGTCGAAGCGAGCATGAACAAAGGCGCTGCTCCAGAAGGCGGTTTTCTGGCGCCAACCGAATGGGATCGTACGATCACCGATCGTTTGCAGGTGGTATCGCCAATGCGCGGTATCTGCTTCGTGCAGCCGACGTCGAAAGACAGCTTCACCAAGCTGTTCAACAACCGCGGTGCGACTTCGGGCTGGGTGGGGGAGGCCGCTGCGCGCCCAGAAACCAATACGCCAACGTTCGGCAGCTTGACCTACAAGCCTGGTGAGATTTACGCCAACCCGGCGGCAACACAGCAAATGCTCGACGATGCCGAAGTTAATCTGGAGGCCTGGCTGGCCGGCGAAGTCGATGGTGAATTTGCACTTCAGGAAGGCGCTGCATTCCTGTCTGGCAATGGTGCCGACAAGCCAACCGGCATCCTGACCTACATTACCGGCGGCGCCAATGCGGCGGCGCACCCGTGGGGCGACATTAAAACCGTCGCAAGCGGCTCGGCGGCCGCCTTGACCTCGGATGGCATCATCGATCTGATCCACGCCTTGCCCGAAGAGTACACAGGTGAGGCGCGCTTCATCATGAGCCGCACGACGCAAGGCTCGATTCGCAAAATGAAAGATGGCCAAGGCAATTACCTGTGGCAGCCGTCCATGCAGGCAGGCCAGCCTGCAACCCTGTCGGGTTACTCCATCACTACGATGCCCGGCATGCCGGCGGTAGCGGCGAACAGTACGCCGATTTTGTTTGGCGACTTCCGCCGCGGCTACATGATCGTCGACCGTATGGGCGTCCGTGTGCTGCGTGATCCGTACTCGAAAAAGCCTTACGTCCAGTTCTACACCACGAAGCGCGTCGGCGGCGGCCTGCTGAACCCCGATACCATCAAGGCCCTCAAGATCTCGGCATAACCAACACGCGCCGGGCCTCCCCGGTCCGGCGCCGCTACCGAAGGAAATTGACATGAAATTCAGCAAACCATTCCAGGGCGTGCGCGACGGTGAAATTTACCCTGAAAAGTTTGATGTGGGCGACGAATGCCCGCCCGAACTGCTCGATGCGGCGTTGAGCCTGGACGTGATCGACGGCGAGGCCGAACAGGACGCGGGCAGTGCCGATACGACGCCATCGAAGAAAAAGGCGAAGTAAGGCATGTTCCTGACACCTGAACTGGCCAAGGGCTACCAGCGCATCGTCGGCAACGACGAGGACGACGTGATCGCCTTGATCCTGTCGGCCGCCGAAACAGCGGCGCTGGCCTACCTGAACCGCCAGGTGTTCGTCGACGCGGCAGCGATGGCGGCGGCTATCGAAGCCGGTACCGCCGGCCTGTTCCCGATGGTCATTACGGACGATATCAAGGTCGGCATCCTGAAGCTGTTCGGCGACCTGTACGAGAACCGCGAAGACAGCGTGCTGGCAGTGTCCGTGGCGCGGCTGCCACTGGGCTCGCGCGAGTTGCTGCGCCCGCACCGCATCGGGAATGGCATCTGATGCGCGCCGGCCAGATGGACCGCCGCATCACCATCGAGCGCCCGGGCATGGTGGAAGGCGAGTATGGGCCGCAGCCTGGCGGTTGGGCGCCGTTCGCCGCGCGCGTGCCCGCCCAGGTACAGGATGCCTTGCCCAGCAAGTCGGAAACCGTACAAGAAGGCCTGGCCGTGGCCACCCGCCCGGCGCGCCTGCGCATGCGCTACTTGCGTGGCATCACCTCCGACATGCGCATCACGCTGCATGGCGACCCCGACATGATTTTCCAGATCGTTGGCGGCCCGGCCCAGATCGGCCGTCGGGAATGGCTGGAAATGACCATTGAGCAGTATTCAACCCAGGGGCAATAATGGCAGATGACCGCAATATCACCGGCGGGAAGGTGCTGGACGACTTCCTTAAATCCTTGCCGGCCAAGATCGAGCGCAACATCATGCGCTCGGCGCTGCGCCAGGGCGCCAACGTGTTCAAGGCCGAGGTACAGGAAAACATCCCGGTCGACAGCGGCGAGTTGCGCCGCAGCGTGCGTGTGGTGACCAAGGCCAAGGGTGGCAAGGTGACAGCATCCGTGCGCGTTGGCAACAAGCGCGCCTGGTACGGCCACATGGTCGAGTTCGGCACCAAGCCGCACAAGATCGTGCCGAAGAAGAAGGGCGCCCTGGTCATTGGCCAGACCCGCGCCATGGTGGTGGACCACCCGGGTGCCAAGCCGCGCCCATACATGCGGCCGGCGTTCGACACCAAACCCGACGCCGCCATCGCTGCCGTGGGCGCGCAGATCCGCAAGCGCCTGACTGCCGAGGGCATCAACGTGCCGGCGGCCGAAACCGATTAGGACCACCATGAAAATCAAGATGCTCAAAACCGTGCCCGGCTCGGTCGATGGCGTGACCGTGATCGAGCTGCAGGCCGGTACCGAATACACCATGACCGACGCCGCGCGCGGCCAGCGCCGTGCTGCTGCCTACATCCGCCGCGCCGAGGCTGTCGAAGTCATTGACGTCACCACCGGCAGCGCCCAGGCGCCGGCCGCACCCGTCCGCAAGGCCCGGGCCAAGAAATGAGCGCCATCAAAGTGATCCGCGCGCTCCTGGTCGCGCATGCGCCGGTACTTGCCCTGGTGCCGGCGGTGCGCATCGTGGCCGGTACCGTGCCGCTGGGTATGCCGCTGCCGGCCATCGGCCTGACGGAGATCAGCCGGATTGAACTGCCGACCGTGTCGCTGGGCCAGCGCGCGGTGCAGGTCACCGCGCGCGTCCAGGTCACGGTACACGCCAGCGCCTACCCGGAACAGAAGGCCGTGCTACAGGCGGCCCGGCTGGGCCCGGGCGCGCATAACGGCACCGTGGCCGGGGTTGCCGTGCGCAGCGTGATGCGCGATGTGGTCGGGCCGGACATGAAAGACGACGACGCCGAGATCTACCAGCAGTCGCGCGACTTCAAAGTGGTCTTTGTCGAAGAAAATTAGCAGTTTTCACAGGTTTTCCAGCCCGCCCGTACCGCAATCTGCGTGCGGGCTTTTTTATTGAAAGGTATCAAAATGGCATTCGAAAACGATTTCGAAACAGTCGCCGGCACCAAGCTGTTTGTCTGCGCGACCCGTCCGGCAACCGACACGGTCGCCGCCTTCGCGGCGCTCACCTGGGTCGAGGTGGGCGACATCACCAACGTCGGCGGCGTGAAAGGCCGCGAATACAGCACCTCCACGCTGTCGACGGTCGGTAATGCACACGACCGTGAGAAAAAGGGTAGCTACAAGCTGCCGAACGCGGAAATGGAATGCGCCTGGGTCGAAGACGACGCCGGTCAGATGATCGTCGAAGCGGCCGCCAACAACTACACCATTCCCGCTTTCAAGCTGGAAAAGCAGGGCGGCGGCGTGCGCTACTTCACGGCCCAAGTGTCCAAGTTCATTGAAAACCTGGGCGGCAGCAACGACACCGTCAAAGGTGCCTTTACCCTGCTGCGCCAGACCGACACCCTCACCGCGTAAGCGGCAACCATCACGGCCATAGGCCACTCCAGCACCGACCTGGTCCGCTTCGCCCTTCGAGGGGCGGGCGGGCCTGGCACGGGCATTCACTCCCTCGAAGAAAGAAATCATCATGACCGATATCCGCAAATTCGCAGTAGAAGAGACCGCCGTCCTGCATCTGAAGGACGCCAACGACGAGTTGATGTATGCCGACGGCGCCGATGGCCAGCCAGACACGAACAAACCGATGCGCATCAAGCTGTATGGCCCCGGCTCGAAGAAAAACGCCAAGGTGCAGGCTGCCAACAACAATAAGCTGTTCACTCGCCTGAAAAAGAAGGGCAAGGAAGACCGCTCGGCCGACGAAATTGCGCAGGAAAGCGTCGAGACCCTGGCCGCGCTGACGCATTCGTTCGAGAACATTGGCTACGACGGCCTGGCCGGCGAAGCGCTGCACAGGGCTGTGTACCAGGATACCAGCATCGGCTTCATCGCCGCCCAGGTCAACGCCTACTTGAATGACTGGGCAAATTTTACGAAGGTCTCGGCGACGAACTAAGCCTGTTTGTCCGGCACAGCGCCTGGCTCGGCGCTGTGCCGGAAGCGGCGGACGGCGCGCGCGCCGATGCCGCCAAGCTGTCGCGCCGCGAGCGCATCGAGCGCGATGGCGGCGAGATCGAAATGCCGCCATTCGACGAGGGCGAGTACTTGATTGCCTATCTGTATGAGCTGGGACCGACGGTAGCGGCCGGCATGGGTGCCGGGCCGGTGACGTTTGCCGAGATGGCAGCCTGGCAGGCCACGCGGGGCTTTGAACTGGAGCCGTGGGAGGCGCGCCTGCTGCGGCGCCTGTCCGTCGACTACTTGGCCGAGTCGCACCGCGCCACGCAGCGCGACTGCCCGCCGCCTTGGGGCGGATCGGTTGTTGTACGCGTCAGTCATAACCGCGCAGCAGCACGCGCCCTTGAGTTGTTCCTTGCATAGACCGTCCACGTGGCGGTCTTTTTTTTTCGCCTGCCACTCATGAGGTGGTTTTTTTATTGGAAACGCGATGATTGTTGGTGATCTTGAGATCCGGCTGCGCGCCGACATTGCCCGGCTGCAGGCCGACATGACCCAGGCGCGATCACCGACTGCCCATAGAGAGGCTGAGACTGCCAAGGCACACAGGGGATAGG